GTAATAATGTTACTCCAGTAAGATTTGATTCTCCTGTTTATCTGGAAGGTAGTGGTAAAGAATATGCTATTACTTTATCTACAAATTCAGGAAATTATACTGTGCCTATCTCCAGATATGGTGAGCCCAGTACAAGTGGAAGAGCAGTTTCAAACTCTCCAAATTTAGGTTCTCTATTCAAACCTTCAAATGCTGGAGCATGGGAATCTTCTAAACTGGAAGAACTTAAATTTAAGATTATTAGAGCAGATTTTGAGTTATCTGGTTCTATTGACTTGTACAATCCAGATACTACCGGTGCTAGTAATAATAAGGTAGGAAATAGTCTCCTTCCAGTATTACCAGCAAATCCATTAAATATTATTTCTAAGAGTGTTAGGGTTGGATTCGGAACAACTGTTGCAGATTCTAACTATAGAATTGGTAACACAGTTAGTCAATTAAATACACAAGCTACTGGTAATCTAGCAGGTGTTGCTGGATCATTAACATCTTTGACTATTACTAATGCGGGTCTTGGATTTACTCCAGCTGCTGCTAACTATACATTTGATGGTGTAACCTTAACCACTATTACAGGTAAAGGTGGAAGTGCAACTGCTAATATTACCATTACAAATGGATCAATTGCTGGTGTTGCTACCATTGCTAATGGTGGTAGTGGTTATCAAGCTGGTGATGTTCTTGGTGTATCGCAGATTGGAACACTTGATATAGGAAGGGATGTTAAACTAACAGTGGCTTCTATTGGTGGAACTAGTGAGTTTATTTTAGATCAAGTCCAGGGAAATTTTGCTACTGGAACTGGTAGTACAATATACTACACTTCTGGTGTTAGTGGTATAGGTCTTACTGAATTAAATGCTTCTAATGGTGGTAATGTGCCTGCAGCAATTGTAACAAATATTACTGATGGTCTTTATATTAAGGTAAATCATAAGAATCATGGAATGTATTTCTCAGATAACATTGTTGATATAAGTGATGTAAAAACTGATATTAAACCAACTAAATTAAGTACTTCATATTCTGGTACTGGAGGCATAACTGTAGAGGATGCAACAGATTTTGAAACATTTGAAAATGTTGGTGTTGCAGCTACCAATGTAGGATTCATTCAAGTTGGTAGTGAGATTATAAGTTATACTAGTGTAGGTTCAAATATTCTTGGTGGAACAGTGACTAGGGGAGTATTTAGTACCAATACAAGGTCTAGTTCTTATCCTGCAGGGACACCTGTGTTTAAATATGAACTTGGTGGTGTCAATCTGGGAAGAATTAATAAATCCCATGATTTAAATAGTGTTCTTCTTGATAATGCCATTTCTTATGATTCATATCATATTAAAATTGATACTTCAACATTGCTGGATTCTAATAATGTTAGTAGGGCTACTTCTGCTGGAGGATATCCTGAACTATATTTAAATGAGACCAAATCTACAGGTGGATATAATGTAAGAGCAACTCAAAATATTCCGTTTGAAGTTCTTACTCCGGTAATTGAGAATATAACTGTTCCAGGAACTACATTAAAAGCACAAGTTAGAACTGTTAGTGGTCAAAGTATGGATGGAAGTGAGATTCCATTCATAGATATGGGATATCAATATGTTACTATTAATGAGAATAACTATTTTAATTCTACTAGATTGATATGCTCAAAACCCAATGAAAGTAGCAAATTAGCAACCTTGCCTGGTAGCAAATCTGTTCATATGAAGTTACTTCTCAATACAATGGATTCGAAAGTTTCTCCTATGATTGATAGTCAAAGATTAAGTTTTATGACTACATCAAACAGAGTTAATAGTCCAATTACTGATTATGCAAATGATTATAGAGTAAATACTCTTAAGGAAGACCCGACAGCATGTCAATATATTTCTAAGGAAGTAACTTTAGAAAATTCTGCTACTTCCATTAAGGTATTGCTTAATGCTTATATCAATACTTCATGTGATATTAGAGTATTTTATGCAATTAGTGATAAGTCTGACTTTAAACCTATTTTCACACCATTCCCAGGATATTCTAATCTAAATGATATGGGAAATATTATTGATAGTTCTGATAATGATGGACATTCAGATATTAAAATAGATAAATCTTTATTATCTTCAGTTGAAGGTAGTGGTTTGGATTATAAAGAATATGAGTTTAATATTGATGATTTACCATCATTTAGAGCTTATAAGATTAAGATTGTTATGACTTCATCAAATCAGGTTCACATTCCTAGAGTTAAAGATTTGAGAGTACTTGCATTGGCTTAATTATGCAGAAAATAAAAGATCATCAGGATTTTGTAAAAGATCCTGATACTAATTCAATAGTTAATACCAATAAATCTGAATATAAAAAATACATTATTTCCCGTAACTTAAAAAAACAAAAAGTGGAAAAGGTTCAAAATATAGAAGATGAAGTTGCTAATATGAAAAGCGACATTAGTGAAATAAAATCATTACTAAAGGAGTTATTAAATGGATCCTGATAGCATTACATTAGATAATCTAAATAAAAGTTTTGAGTATATTAAACAAGCTTCTGAGATAGATAATATTGATGATATTGAAATTCTTAGAGATGTTAGTAAAGTTTATTGCAAACTTTATTTAAAACAACAGGAAGTATTACAAATGATTGGAGTACCTAAAGAATAATGGCAACAAAAAACATCACATTTGACCCAGATTCTGGAGTACCATATGGTGCTAGTTTAAGTCTCTATACTGGAGCAAACTTTAATACCAATTTTAATGTTTTAAATACTTCAAATTCTGCATATGACTTGACAGGATATACTGGTTCTGCTCAATTGAGAAAGAGTATTGGCACTGGTTCTACATCAGGTGCTTTGAAGACATTTACAGTTGGATTCCCAAATGCTTCTGCTGGTAAATTTAATATATCTTTAGATGCTTCTTCTACTACAGATATTGGATATGGTAGATATTATTTTGATGTTTTATTGACTGGTGATAAAGAAACAAAATCTATTTTAGACACATCTGTTGCTGTAGGGCAAACAGTGAGTGTTGGTAATACTTCATTTATTCTCAATAAAGTTGGTAGTGTTGCTATTGGAGATTCAATGTCTGTTGGAGCAGGTATTACTAATGTTTCTGTAGTTGGTATTACAACTGCATCTAGCACTATTACTATTGGAACTGCTTCCACAATTGCATCATCAGTTCTTCCAGGAACAGCAGTTACCTTTACAAGAGTAGGTACTGCGTCAACCATTTATAAAATTGTTGATGGAAACATTTATGTTTATCCTGGTATATCATCCGCACCATAAATACCTTTACGGATTAGTAGTATAAATGGCACAACCAGCGAGTAGGCAAGATCTAGTAAACTACTGCAAAAGACAACTGGGAGCTCCAGTATTAGAGATTAATGTTGCTGACGAGCAGGTTGATGATCTTATAGATGATGCATTGCAATTTTTCCATGAAAGGCATTTTGATGGAGTAACACAAGCATTACTTAAATATAAGATAACTCAAGAAGATATTGATAGGGGCAGAGGTCCAGCAGGAAGTAATAGTGCGGGTATAGTTACTACTACTGCAAGTGCTACAATTGATGGAGATGTTAAGACATTTTCATTTGAAGAGAATAGTAACTATATTCAAGTTCCACCAGAAATTATTGGAATAACTAGAATATTTAAGTATGACGGTAATATGACCGCAACTAATAATATGTTTAGTGTGAAATATCAGATGTTCTTAAATGATGTTTATTATTGGGGAACAACTGAGTTACTGACTTATACAAGAACAAAAACATATCTAGAAGATATGGATTTCTTGCTCAATACTCAGAAGCAAATAAGATTTAATCAAAGACAAGATAGATTATATTTGGATATTGATTGGGGTGATGCAAGTAAGGATACTTATTTTGTTATAGATTGTTATAGACTTTTAGACCCCAATGACTTTACAAGAGTTTGGAATGATTCATTTTTGAAGAGATATGTTACTGCATTGATTAAGCGTCAGTGGGGGCAGAACTTGATTAAGTTCCAAGGAGTAAAACTTCCTGGTGGTATTGAATTAAATGGAAGACAGATATATGATGACGCTCAAAGAGAAATTGAGTTGATTATGGAGAAAATGTCTAATACTTATGAACTTCCTCCATTTGATATGATAGGTTGATAGTATGTTAAATCCATTTTTTACTCAAGGTACTAAATCTGAGCAGAGTCTAGTTCAGGATCTTATCAACGAACAGTTGAGGATGTATGGAGTTGATATTTTCTATATTCCAAGAAAGTATATAACAGAAAAAACTGTTCTTAGGGAGGTTGTCCAATCTAAGTTTGATATGGCGCTTCCACTTGAAGCTTATGTGGATAATTTTGATGAATATGCTGGGGCTGGAACTATCCTTTCAAAATTTGGTATTCAATCTCAAGATGAAGTTAGATTGGTTATTTCAAGAGAA